TCTGCTTTGGGTATAACCAAAAAAACTGAAACTGTCCAAGCGCAATACGCCCCTGCCATTATGGACACAGCCTATGGCTATGGTTCATTTACAACTGGTGTTGGTAATTTCCCAGGTGGATTAGATAGAAATTTTGCTATGCAAGTACCTGCCGTTTCACGTTGCAGAAATCTTATAGCTGGTGTAGTTTCATACTTGCCATTGAAGCTTTACAAAAAGTCAAATGGTGAGGAGTTGGGGAACCCTCTTTGGATAGATCAACCAGACTATCGGCAACCAAGATCCGTCACCATATCATGGACTGTCGATAGTCTTTTATTTTATGGTGTTGCATATTGGCGAGTAACAGAATTATATGCAGATGATTTAAGACCATCCCGATTTGAGTGGATAGCTAACAATAGAGTTACATTTACTACTAATAAATTTGGTACAGAAGTAGATGAGTATTATGTAGATGGTGTATTAGCACCAATGACTGGTATAAATTCACTTATCACATTTCAGGGCTTAACACAAGGTGTTTTAACCACCGCAGCACGTACAATACAAAGCGCATTAGATATTGAAAAAGCCGCAGCTGTATCTGCACAAACTCCAATGCCAAGTGGTTACATTAAAAACACAGGCGCAGATTTACCAGAGCAACAAGTATCAGGATTATTAGCACAATGGAAGCAAAGCAGACAAAATAGATCTACAGCATATTTAACTTCTACTCTATCTTACGAAACCACAGGTTTTAGCCCTAAAGATATGATGTATAACGAAGCGCAACAGTATTTGGCTACACAAATAGCACGTGCCATGAATGTACCTGCATATTACATAAGCGCAGATATGAATAACAGCATGACTTACCAAAACATTATCGATGGTCGCAAAGAGTTTGTAGCATATTCATTACAGCCGTTTATATGTGCTATCGAAGATCGTTTAAGCATGGATGATATTACTCCACGTGGTCACACAGTTAGATTTGCTATTGAAGAATCATTCTTAAGAGCTGACACTATTAAGCGCCTAGAAGCAATAGAGAAAATGTTAAATCTAGGTCTAATTGACGTAGATGATGCAAAGGAAATGGAAAGCCTAACACCTAACGGAAGAGAAGAAGATAATGAAACTTACATTCAGTAGCCACATAGAAGCTGCCGATACAGAGCGCAGAGTTATTGCTGGCAAGATCGTACCTTTCGAAGAGGTAGGCAATACTTCCGTTGGTAAGGTCGTATTCGCTAAAGGCTCAATAGATATAGGCGATCCTGGCAAGGTCAAGATGCTTATGCAACATTCACCAGAGCGCCCAATAGGCCGCATGCAAAAATTTAATGAAGAGAAAGACGGAATCTACGCATCATTTAAAATCAGCGCATCTATGCAAGGTCAAGATGCTTTAATCCTTGCTGGCGAGCAATTAATTGATGGTTTATCTGTCGGTGTAGATGTAAATAAGTCCGTACAGAAAAAAGAGTATTTATATGTAACCAGCGCAACACTAAGAGAGGTTAGCCTGGTAGAAAGCCCAGCGTTTACAGCTGCGCAAGTAACTAAAGTTGCTGCTAGTGAAAACGAAGCAGAGACACCAATCGAAACTAAAGAAAGCGAGGCTCCTGTGGAAGATTTAGCAACAGCGCCACAAGAAGCAAAGGCAGAGGCTGCTACTCCTACAGTAGAAGCTGCACGCCCTACAATTACAGCACCACTTATTACAACTTCAGTACGTTCACCAATTAACTCAATGGCGAAGTACACAGAGCACAAGATCAAAGCTGCACTAGGTAGCGATGAATCTAAGCTTTATATTGCTGCAGCAGATGACTCATTTTCAACTAACCCAGCATTCAACCCAACTCAATATCTAACTGAGTTTGTAACAAACACACGTTTTGGCACACCAACAATCGATGCATGTTCACAAGGCACACTGCCAGCATCAGGTATGACAATTAACGTACCATCTTTGGTAACTACCGCAGGTGGTGGTACAGGTGTAGCACCAGTCGTAACTGTTGAGGCAGAGGCTGGCGCAGTACAAAATACAGGTATGGAAACTGCTTATTTAACAGGCACAGTGTCTAAGTACTCAGGTATGAACACACTATCTGTTGAGTTGTTAGAGCGTTCAGACCCTAACTTCTATGCAGAACTTACACAACAATTACAAAATGCTTATTTGACAACTATTGACACTGCAGCATTAACAGCATTACTAGCAGCAGGAACATCAGCATCAGCAGTATCAGCAGATAGCGATGGAATCGTTGCTTATACAGCACAAGCAGCAGCAGCTGTTTACAAGAACACTGGCTACTTTGCACAGAACTACATCGGCAACCCAGCACAATGGCAAGCTTTGATGGGCGCACTTGATAACACAGGTCGACCAATTTACAACGCAATTCAGCCAATGAACGCAGGCGGAGATGTACGACCTTCTTCAATTCGTGGAAATGTATTAGGACTCGATCTATACGTAGACAAGAACTTCTCACAGACTGCATTTGATGATAACTCAGCTGTAATTATTGCACCAGAGGCATTTACTGTATATCGCAGCCCACAGGCTTACATGTCAGTAAACGTAGTATCAAACCTACAAGTACAGGTAGCAATTTACGGATTTATGGCAACAATCGCCAAGATGCCTTACGGAATCATCAAGTTCGCAGCAACACCTTAATTAAATCAAATCAGTAATCTGTGGGGTTTAGTAGCCCTAGCCCCACAGAGCTATTAGCAAAGGAGTAGAGATGCCAGCAAGTTTTGTTACAGTTGCCGAATTGCGAGCGAATCTCGGAATTGGTTCCCTCTACTCCGATGCAACAGTAGAAGAAGTTTGTCAAACATCAGAAGATTTAATTAGCGAATACTTATGGCATAACGATGCCCCAGTAGTTGGCACAGCAGTCCAAGACAATGTAGCAACATTAATGCTGGCTAATCCAAACGCATTTGTAGCAACTCAACAAATTACTGTAACCGCCTGTGGCTCACCATTTAATGGTACTCACACAATTACTGGCACTATTCCGCCAAGCACAGGCACTACAAGCGTAATTCCATTATTTATGTACAACTGGGGTAATGTAAATTATCCTAATGGTTATTCATTTGTACAATTTGCAGTAACAGCTGCAGATCAAAAATTTCACAAAGTAGTCCCTTACGGAAACGCTAGAGGACCAGAGCACAAGACCCAATCTTATGCGAGCACCCCTGCAATACGAGAAGCTGCGATGATAATTGCAGTGGACATCTGGCAAGCAAGACAAGTGAGCCAGACTGGTGGGGTAGGCATGGATGGGATCAGTGCCAGCCCCTATCGGATGGGTTATCAGCTGATTAACCGAGTGCGTGGTCTCATCCAGCCGTATTCAAGTCCAGCATCACTGGTAGGTTAATATGCCAGCTGCGATTACCACACTACGTAGCACACTAGCCACAGATCTTACTAATGCTGGCGTGTGGTCAGTATTTGCATTTCCACCAGCTACATTACTTGCCAATGCAGTAGCGATCACCCCTGGCGATCCTTACATAGTACCGAGCAATAACGATCATGTAACAGTATTACCTTTAGCAAACTTTAGAATTTTAATCACTAAACCTGCGTTAGATAACCAAGGTAATTTGGCTGGTATGGAAGATTACATAGTAGCCGTAGTAAAAAAGTTAGAAGCGTCAGCCCTAACACTTAACATATCAAGCATTTCGGCTCCAGCAATCGTAAGCGCTCAAAGTGGCGATTTATTGGTGTCTGAAATAACAGTATCAATCCTAACGAGCTGGAGTTAAATTATGAGCAAAGCAGATGATTTAGCCTTTCTGATAAAGATAGGTCAAATAAAAGAAGCACCAAAAGAAAAAGTACAACCTAAGAAAGAAGAGGAATAACAATGGCCATATATCTAAATAACAAAGTAGGCGTTAAATTGGCTACTGCCGCTGCGCCTACTGCACCATCCATCGATATTAGCGATCTAGTTACCAGCGCTGTTATCAATCAAATCGTAGACGAGCTAGAAATTACAACCATGTCAGATACGGCACACCGCTTTGTCCAAGGTTTGTCATCTGGGTCATTTACCATCGACTTTCTCAATGACTGGGCATCTGCCGATGTAATGCAGACCCTTAATGCTGCATTTGGTCAGACTTTAGCTGTATCAGTTATTACAGTTAAGGGCACAGCTGTAGGAGCAGATAATCCTACTTACCAATTCTCAATTCTTGTAAACAACCTTACCCCACTGGGTACTGGTGGCGTCTCAGAAATTGCAAGTAGCAGCGTTACCTTTACGCTAAACTCCGCAGTAACAGTATCGCCTACAGTTCCGTTCTAATTAAGGAGTAACAATGGCAAAGCTAAAGATTACTAGGGCTACTGGTGAAGTCACAGAACACAAGATAACACCAGGTGTCGAATACGCTTTCGAGTTGAAGTATGGCGCAGGAATTTCTAAGATGTTGCGTGAGCATGAACAGCAAACCCACATATTTTACCTTGCTTGGGAGTGCTTACGCAGATCTGGCGCACAAGTACCTTTATTTAATGCAGAGTTTATAGACAGCCTAGAAACTGTCGAGGTATTAGACGAAGAAAAAAAATAGTAGAGCGGGGTTCTGTTTTCTATAGTATTGCTCAACTTGCTATCGAAACTGGAATACCGCCTAGCGAGTTTATCAATATGGACTCGGAAATGTATCGGGCAATAGTACAAGTATTAACCGATAGAGCTAAGGAGATTAAAAATGCCAACAGAGGTCGTAGGCGTTAAAGAGGTCATGAAAGGCCTTAGCTTTATTGATGAGGATATGTATAACAGAATTAAAAAAGTATTAGATCCACAAATGCGCCAGGTAGAAGCTACTGCTAAAGGGTATGTGCCCAGTAATGCAGAAGTACTATCTGGCTGGTCTAAGCCAGTATCTTCACAGATAGATTACAGACCATTCCCAAAATACAATGCTGATAGTGTGCGCGGTGGCATAGGTTACAAAGAAGGCCAAAATAGAAGATTCAAAAATGGTTTTCAAGTAGAAAATTATGTCTACAACATTAACGCAGCTGGTCGTATTTACGAAACCTCTGGCCGATTAAACCCACAAGGTAGAGCGCCATTTACATCTGTTAACCAAGGTGGTGGCACAGTTGCATTTAAGAAGTCTGGTAGCGCTAAAAGTAGAAGCCGATCTACACGATCCTATAATTCTAATAACCCGTTTGCTGGCTATCAGTTCGTTACAGATATGCCACCTCTTACATCACAGCCAAAGATTAAAGATGTTAGAAGTGGTGGGGCTAAAACTAAAGGCCGCTTAATCTATAAGGCCTGGGCTAAAGATAGCCCTAAGATTTACGATTCTATTCTTAAAGCCATTACTGCTACAGCTGATTACTTTAACGATACAACAGAGTTAAAGAAGGTGGCATAGTGGCCAATGTAGTCGTATCCGCACTCGCTACCTGGAATGGTAAGGCGCTTAAAAAAGCCAAGCAAGATGTCAATGTATTTGACAAGCAGTTAAAGAATTTAGCACGTACCTTAGGTTTTACCTTTAGTGCTACCGCTATTGTTGCGTTTAGTAAAAAGGCAGTTAAAGCATTTGCCGAAGATCAGGCAGCGGCCAAGTCATTACAGTTGCAACTAGAAAATACTGGCAACGCATTTAGGGCTACCGAAGTAGAAGATTATATTAAGAATTTAGAAAAAACTTACGCAATACTTACAGATCTACGTGGCCCATTTCAAACATTATTAAACGTTACTGGCTCAGTTGATTTAGCACAAAGATCTTTAGAAGCCGCTTTAGATATAAGCGCTGGTACTGGACAAAGCCTGGCAACTGTAGTAAGTGCAATATCAGCAGGTGTAAGAGGTCAGACTAAAGCATTAAGAGGACTTAATACAGGCATAGACGAAAATATCCTTGCTAGTGGCGACATGAATAAGATCATGGAAGAGCTTGAAAGAAGATTCTCAGGTCAAGCATCCGCCAGGTTAGGTACTTATGCAGGCAAGATGGATATACTTAAAAAGAGTGCCGATGAAGCTACAAAGGCTATTGGAGAAGGCATAGTAGATGCTCTAGTAATTCTTAGTAAAGATAAATCTATAGAAAACCTTGCAGATAACTTTGAAAACTTAGGCGATAACATAGCGTTTGCTATTAAAGAACTGGCTAAATTAGTTCGTGGATTTAATGATTTAGTAAATAATCCAAGTTTCAAAGCAGGTTTATTAGCCCTTGCGATATTAAGTAGAAACTCCAAAGCCGTTGCAGCTGCATTTACTATTGTTGGTGGTAGTGCCGCAGCAGGTTTAGCAACAAAAGATTTTGGCAAAGGCAGTTCACAACTTGGCGGCACCAGGCAATTAAGTAAAGAGTTAATGACTGCTAAATTATTAGAAAAGGCACGCAAAAAAGAATACGACATTATTGTTAAAAAGAACGCTATAGAAAATAAGAACGTAGAAGAACTTAAAAAGAAGTTTGACCTAGAGCGTATAGGTTTGACACAGGCACTTAATGTAGCCACAGACGAAGAAACTAAACTACGTTTAAGAGCACAACTAGCCATACTAGATGAGAATGAAGCGATGGCTAAGAAGTTATTGGCCGAGATGGAAGCCTCGGATGCATTAAAGAAACTAGCTGAACAAGCAAGATTAGCAGGTTTATCTTTGCAAGATTTTGCCCTTGTATCTGTACGTAATTTAATTGCAAGGATAAACAGTCAAATAGAGGCAATTAACTTATTAGGGCTAGGCACAAAGACACCTACAATTACTGGTGGTGGATCATTCATGCCACCCGCTACCACACCTTATGATCCTTTATCTAGTTTGACAGTTACTGCGCAAGATTTAGCAGACACAGGCTTTAGATACGATCCATTATCTGGGCTTAGACCTACAGCACAAGATATACGCATAACAGTAGACACTGCACAATCTGGCGATAAATTTGCTCAATTAATAGCTGAAAGTATTCAAGTAGCAGGTAGAAGCGGATATAACACTTCTGCAAATGGAAGTTTGCCAGTATGACAGTACCTGTAGTAAACGCTATTATAAACTTTAGCACTGGCCCATCCACTGCCCAAGCTATGCAGTTAGATATTGGAATTTTAGGTACTAACGTATTGGCAGATTCTGTATCTGTAATTGTAGATGTATCAGATCGAATCAATAGAATTGAAACTAATAGAGGCCGCACTGCTTTAAGCGATCAATTTCAAACTGGGACAATGACTTTACGCATCGTAGATCAAAATGGAGATTTTAACCCACAGAATCCATCCAGTCCATATTACACATTATTAACACCTATGAAAAAAGTACAGATAACTGCTACATATAATAACGTTACCTATCCAGTTTTTTCAGGATTTATTACCAGTTACGTTACAACATACCCAGATAACTCATCTTTTGATGAAGTAGCAATTACAACTATACAAGCTGTAGATGCTTTTAGATTAGCCCAATTAGCACAGATAAGTACTGTTACTGGTGCTACTGCTGGCGATCTATCAGGTACTCGTATAAATGAGATACTAGATGAAATTGACTGG